AGGATGACGATAAGAAAAAAGCATTTTTTAACTATGTAGACAAAAACTACAAAGCAAAAAACGAAAAAGATTAAGTAGAGGTTAATTTGATAGAAATAAAGGTTCGTAAAGGTAACATAGAAAAAGCTTTAAGACAATTAAAGAAACAAGTAAAAGAAACAAAGTTATTTTTAGAATTAAAAGACAGAGAGTTTTACACTAAACCCTCCGCAGTTAAAAGAGAAAAAAGAGCTAAGTCTCTGTTAAGACGAAGAAAATTATCGGAAAACTAACTCTTTTTTATATTTCTGTATATTTATATATACAAAAATAAATACACTACGAACAATCCGTTCATCTTGTAGTGTAATCGAGAAGTAATTCTATTATAGTTCCAAATAACTATATTAATATCCTATTATGGAGATAAGTAATGGATAATTTATTAAAAGAAGCCATTGCTGATGCAAAAGCAGTTCGTGAAACAGCTCTTGAAAATGCTAAAATCGCTTTAGAAGAAGCTTTCACTCCACGTTTACAGTCTATGCTTTCTAAGAAGATTCAATCTGAAATAGAAGTTGAAGAAGGTGAACACGAAGATGAAGAAGAAGTCGATGAGAGAATGAAAGATGAAGACGAAGATGAAGTCGAAGAAATGAGATTAAAAGCTCAAGACGAAGACCCATCTGATGAAGATTCTAAAGATGAAGCTATGCATGATGAAGAAGAAGACGAAGTCGAAGAAAGAATGCATGATGAAGACGAAGATGAAGTCGAAGAAAGAATGCATGATGAAGATGAGGACGAAGTCGAAGAAAGAATGAAAGACGAAGACGAAGATGAAGTTGAGGAAAGAATGAAAGACGAAGACGAAGATGAGATGGATGAAGACCTCGACCTAGACGAAATCTTAAAAGAGCTAGAAGAAGAAGCTGAAGAAGATGAAGATGAAATTGACGAAAATGACGTTTCCTCTGAAATCGGTAAAGCTGACAATAAAGTCGACAAAGAAGCAGGTGATTCAACAGATATCGGTAACGCTGATAAAGCGAAACACACCGAGTCAGTTGATGAAGTTGAAGAAACTGTTGAAGACGAAGCTGTTGCTGAAGGTGAAGATAAAGAAGAAGTAGAAGAAGATATTGACCTTGAAGAAGTTCTTAAAGCATTAACGGAAGAAGATGACGAAGAAGAACCTAAAGATGTCGATGAAGTTTCTAATCTTAAATCAGACCTTGAAGAGCATCGCAATGTAGTAAAGTACTTACGTTCTAAGTTAAACGAAGTTAATTTGTTAAACGCTAAGTTGTTGTTCACAAACAAACTATTCAGAGCTTTTGGTTTATCAAACGACCAGAAGATGAAAGTTGTTGAGACATTCGACAGAGCAGCAAATCTTCGTGAAGTTAAATTGGTTTATTCCACTTTAGCTGAATCTTTCGGAACGAAAGTAGAGAAAAAAGAAATCAAAGAATCCAAAGGCTCAGCTTCTAAAGCTGTTGCTTCAACAAAATCAGAGAAACAAGAAGAAATTCTTTCTGAAGGTGAAGTAATCAGAAATCGCTTTAAGAAGTTAGCTGGGATTATTTAGGAGATATTAAAATGTCTAAAATGAAAAATCTTGGAACAATCGAGAAGTTGATGGATGGATACAATCCTTACCGTCAACGTCAAGAAGAAACCCGCGGTCTAGTCAAGAAGTGGGAATCTACCGGTTTGTTAGAGGGTTTGAACGAAGAACAAAAAGTTCAGGGAATGGCAGTATTACTTGAGAACCAAGCACGTCAATTAATTGATGAAGCTAGTTCAACTGGTACATCAGCTAATTCTGAAGAGTGGAGTGGTGTAGCCCTTCCTCTCGTTCGTAAAATCTTCGGTGAGTTAGCAGCTCAGGAATTCGTTTCTGTTCAGCCAATGAACCTACCTTCCGGTCTTATATTTTACCTTGACTTCAAATACGGTACAGCTCAGCCTGGTTTTGGTGCGACTGAACAAGTATTTGGTGTAACTTCTGGTTCTGGTGACCCAACACAAGGTCTTTACGGAGCAGGAAGATTCGGATATTCAATCAATGAACATACATCAACCCGTCACGCTACAGGTACTGCAGGTACTACAGGTTCTGCTACTTGGGCAATGGTTGACTTTGAACCAGACTTGTCTAGTTCATTAAGTAACTTAAAACATTGTGACATCCCAATAACCGCTTTTGATAACCCAGATTTAGAGGGTGTTAGAGCTTTTAAACCAACTGGTTCAGCAGCTTTAACAGCTTACTATCCTGCGTACACAAAAGTACTTAACGCAAGCGACCAAGAAGTTGCACCATCTGATGGTTCAGCAACATCTGTTCGTTTCATTATTGATGAAGGTTCTACAGCAACTCACGTTTCTGTTCTTTATCATAAGCAACCAACTGACACAACACGTGGTGACTTTGAAGATTCATCTGTGACTGAACCAACAGCAACTGATATTGGTATTCCACAGATTGATATCGCAATGCGTTCTATTCCTATAGTCGCTAAAACACGTAAGTTGAAAGCAGTATGGACACCTGAGTTAGCACAAGACTTAAATGCATACCATTCAGTTGATGCTGAAGCAGAACTTACTTCACTATTAAGTGAGTACGTTTCAATGGAAATCGATTTAGAAATCCTTGACATGCTTCGTCTTAATGCTATCGCTAAGACAGAAAAATGGTCAGCTAAAGTAGGATTTGAGTTAAACAATGCAGGTACAGCTTTCGAAGAAACTTCTGCTAACTCAAACGCTTACACAAAAGGTGAATGGTTCCAGACTCTTGGTAACAAGATACAGTCTGTTTCCAACGCAATTCATCAGAAAACACTTAGAGGTGGAGCTAACTTTATCGTAGTTTCTCCTGAAGTTGCAACAGTCCTTGAATCAATTCCTGGATACGCAACAACTTCTGATGGTGATGCATCTAATAATCAGTACGCAATGGGCGTACAGAAAGCTGGTTTATTAAATAACCGCTTTACAGTATATAAGAACCCATATCAGTTTGAGAATGTAATTCTCGTTGGTTTCAGAGGAAGTAACTTCCTAGAAACTGGTGCTGTATATGCTCCTTATGTACCGATGATTATGACACCACTTGTATACGACCCAACTAACTTCACCCCAAGAAAAGGTGTTATGACAAGATACGCTAAAGAGATTGTCAGACCTGAATTCTACGGTAAAGTTGTCGTAGCAGACATTGACAAAGTTTAATTAACTTAAACTTAGTTGTCATAGAGGTGTTCATCACCTCAAACTTAAAGGGGGAGATTTCGGTCTCCCCTTTTTTTTTATTTATTTATGATTGTTATATTTATTAGTGAATAAGAACATTTTTTAGGAGAATATAATGGCTCAACAACCTATTTGGGACGGTAATAGTACATTCTCAACTGGTCAAACACCATATGGTTTTTACGATACAGATACAGAGTTTTCAGGTTCAAGTAATAACTCGGTTGATAAATTTGCAGATTGGGCAGCTAGAAGACTAGGTTATCCCATCATGTCTGTAGAGTTACAATCTGGTTCATTTTATGCATGTTATGAAGAATCAATTTCAGAGTACTCAGCTCAAGTAAATCAATTTAATATAAAAGATAACCTATTGAGTTTAAGGGGTCAACCAACAAGTTCTAACTTTACTCACAAAAGAATAGCAAGAACAATAGGTGAGACAATAAAATTGTCTAAACAATATGGTACAGAAGCTGGTGTTGGTGGTGATGTAGATATAAAGAAAGGTTCAATATCTGTTGTTAGTGGTAGTCAAGAATATGATTTAAACTCGTTATATGCCGAAGTTTCAGAAAGTGGTAAAGCTATCGAAGTCAAAAGAGTATATTATGAATCTACACCAGCAATGCAAAGATTCTTTGACCCATACGCTACAACTGGGTATGGTACTATAAATATGGTTGAAGGGTTTGGATTTGGTGATTATTCACCAGCAGTATCTTTTACAATGATGCCGTTATTTGAAGATTTATTACGAGTTCAAGCTATAGAATTAAATGACTCAATTAGAAAGTCTGCGTATTCATTTACATTAACAAATAATAAATTAAGAGTTTTTCCAAATCCAGAGTCAAATAGAACAGTTTATTTTGATTACGTTGTAACAAGTGATAGAGATGACCCACTACAAACAGAATATAGTGGTTCCGCTGATGTAGTATCTGATTTCTCTAACGCTCAATATGATAATATGGAATATAAACATATTAACGATGTCGGTAAACAATGGATTAGAAAATACGCTTTAGCTTTATGTAAAGAATTATTAGGTATGATACGTTCTAAGTATGGTAGTATTCCAATACCAAATTCTGATACTACATTAGATGGAGACACATTACGAGCTGAAGCAGCTACTGAAAAAGAAGTTCTTGTAACACAACTCAGAGAAATGTTAGAACAGACAAGTAGAAAAGCTTTACTTGAAGCTGATAAAGACGAAGCTGAGTTTTTACAAGAGAAATTACAAAAAGTTCCGTACCCAATCTATATAGGATAAAATTATGGCAAGTCGTTATTATCCACAACTTGATATTGATACTATTGATAAGTTTAATAAAGAGTTAGTCGGTGATTTATTTACAAGTAAAGACGGTATAATAAACCAAGAAGTTATCATCTATAAAATATCAGCTCAAGATACAGAAGTAAATATGTATGGTGAGACTTCACAAGGTAAGGTATTTAAACCTGGTGTACAAGTCGTATGTATTATTGATGCAGAAGACCAAACAACAACTACAGATGAATTTGGCCCTGACCTACAACAAAACGTAGTGTTTTCTTTTGTAAGACAATCTTTAGTAGATATAAGTTACGTTGTAGAAATAGGTGACATTGTGGAGTGGAATAGTGGTTATTGGGAAATATCTTCAGTAAATGAAAACCAATTAGTTGGTGGTCAAACCTCATATAATCATTCTGTTGTAGCCAATGCATTCTTGAATAGAATATCTCATCTAAACATTGAAAGAGTGAGAAGTGTATAATGTCAACAAAACCTTTACCAAGAAAACAAAGAGTTGAAAACAGAGGTTATCAATACTCTAAATCAAAAGACAAAAATAAAAATATATCTGTTACATTAAAAGATATAGATTCTGCTATATTTTATTATTTTGATGAGGTCATAAAGCCATCTGTAGAGGATAACGGAGAAAATATACCTGTACCAGTTTTATATGGTTCGGTTGAAAGGTGGAAATCAATATTAAGAGATGGTTATCTCAGAGATAAAAAAAGACAAATTATAACACCAGTAATTGTTTTTAAACGTAATGAGATTACGATGAATGAAATGATACCGCAAGATAAGTTAGATGCTAACAATCCTAATTTATTTTACCCACTTGAAAAAAAATATTCACAAGAAAATAGATACGACAATTTAAGTACTCAAATAGGTACTTTACCGGTACGTGAGTACTTTAATGTTACGTTTCCAGACTATGTAAATGTTTCATATAATTTTAGTATATGGACAACTTATATAGAACAAATGAATAAAATTATCGAACGAGTAAATTACGCGGATGGAGCTTATTGGGGTAGACCTGAACAAATGAGATTTAAAAGTACGGTCGCTAGCTTTGATGACGCTACCGAAGTGTCTGACGTAGAAAGATTAGTAAGAACAAATTTTGAAGTAACTTTAAATGGTTACCTTGTATCAGAAAAAGGTAATGAAATAAAACCAACAACTGAAAAGTTTTTGACACCAAAAAAAGTTATTTTTTCAAATGAGGTAGTAATAGATGGCTAAACCATTACCAAGAAAACAACGTGTACTAAACCGTGGTTATTTATATACAAGAACCGCGGACGAAGTGGGTGAACTATCAGTAAAACTTGTTGATATTGATTCGGCCATTCTTTATTACTTTGATAATGTGATACAACCATCCGTAGAGGATAATGGTGAAAACATTAAAGTTCCGATAATGTACGCTTCACCTGAACGTTGGAAAGCTATTCAACGTGATGGTTTTATGAAAGATAAAAAAAGACAAACCATTACACCAGTTATAGCATATCGTAGAACATCAATAGAAAAAGATGATTCAATACCTCAAGATAAGTTAGATGCAAACAATCCAAATATGTTTTATACTTTTGAAAAACAATTTTCTCAAGAGAACAGATATGATAACTTTACTTTACAACAAGGACTTTTACCACAAAAAGAATATTATAACGTAACATTTCCTGATTATGTTGTTTTGAATTATGACTTTATTGTTTGGACTACTTACATAGAACAAATGAATAAAATAGTTGAAAAGGTTATCTATTCAGATGGAGCATATTGGGGTGACCCAGAGAAGTTAAGATTTAGAAGTCGTGTAGAAAGTTTTACAGACGCTACTGAAGTTTCTGATGTAGAGAGATTAGTAAGGACAAACTTTTCTGTAACACTACGAGGTTACTTGTTACCTGATGGTAATTTTGACCACCGTTCAACCACGCAAAAACATATCACACCTAAAAAAGTTATGATAGGTGCTGAGACTGACTCTATTATAGATAAAAAAATAGGTCGAAGTGGTCAGTTTACAGAGGATGTAGTGGATTCGGTTTCAGTACCGAGTTCACCAGCAGAATCAACTGGTGTATCAACACAATTAAGTAACCCTATAACTTTTAATCAAGGTACTGGTGTTACATTAAGTCAAAATGGTGTTTCTTTTGATGGTAGTACGGCTATAGATTTAACAATTTCTATAGGACAAGATGTTGGTACTACGAGTAATGTTACCTTTAATTC